TTAACAAACTACTACTGGTATTTTAAATCAGCAATCCCTGAACGGGTTTGTGATGATATTATAAAGTATGGAAATGCTCAACGTGAGCAAATTGCTTTAACAGGTGGTCAAACACAAAAATTAGCAGAACTAGAAGCTAAAGAAAAAGCACAACCAAAAAAACCAAAGAAGAAAAGAAAAGTTTCAGAAGCAACAGCTCATTTATCTGATGAGTATTTAGAGTCACTTGATCCAGCGACAAAATTAGAAAAAGAAGAATTAAACGATTTACGAAAAAAAAGAGATTCTAATATAGCTTGGTTGAATGATAGATGGATTTATAAAGAAGTACAACCTTATGTTCATCAAGCTAACAATAGTGCTGGATGGAATTTTAATTGGGATTTTTCTGAATCTTGTCAATTTACTAAATATAAATTAAATCAGTTTTATGATTGGCATTGTGATTCCTGGGAGCAACCCTACCACGCCCCAGACAACCCAAACACTCACGGCAAAATTAGAAAACTTTCCGTTACTTGTAGTTTATCCGATCCAAAAGATTACAAAGGCGGTGAACTGGAATTTCAATTTAGAAATCAAGATGATCCAACATTAACACGAACTTGTACTGAAATATTACCAAGAGGAAGTATTGTTGTTTTTCCAAGTTTTGTTTGGCATCGAGTAAAACCAGTTACAGAAGGAACAAGATATTCTTTAGTAATTTGGAACTTAGGATATCCATTTAGATAATATGCCTTATAAAGATCCTATAAAAAGAAAAGAATACCACAAACAATATTCTATAAAAAATAAAGAAAAAATTAATAAAAAAAATAAAAAGTGGATTGAAAAAAATAAAGAATATTATTTAAATTATCATAAAGAATATAATATAAAAAATTCTAAAATAATATCTATTAAAAACAGAGAACGAAGATTAATTAAAAAATATAATTTATCTATAGATAAATATAATAAAATGTTACAACAACAAAATAATAAATGTGCTATTTGTAAAATAGACCAAAAAGAATTTGATAGACCTTTGTCAGTAGATCATAATCATTTAACTGGCCAAGTTAGGGGACTACTTTGTGTTATTTGCAATACAAATGTAGGTGTGGTAGAAGAAAAAATAAAACCAATTCAAGAATATTTGAATAAATATAAAGAAAAACTAAACTAAAGGAGAGAAAGTATGGCAGTCACAGATCAATTACAAACATCACTTTATTTTCAAACACCAATTTATCATATTGAAATACCAGAATGGGTAGATCACGTAGATAAAGTTTGTGATAAATATATTAAAGAAGCTAAAAAAAATAATCAAAAAGCAATTAAAGATAGAGAAAAAAATTGGAAGAAAAAAGGATTAGGTGATGTTGGAATGTCTCATCATTCTACATCTTTAATTAATGATCCAGAATTAAAAGAATTTCAAGATTACATTGGCGCAACTAGTTGGAATGTATTAGATCATATGGGTTATGATATGTCTGGTTATGAATTATTTTGGACAGAATTTTGGGTACAACAATTTGCAGAAAAAGGTGGTGGACATCACGAAGGTCATATACATTACTGTAACCACGTTTCGGGTTTCTATTTCCTACGTTGCAGTGAAAAAACTTCTATGCCAGTATTTCACGACCCAAGAACAGCAAAAACAATGGCAGATTTACCTAGAAAAAATGAAACAGAAGTATCAATGGCATCACCATTGATTCACTATAAACCAAAACCAGGTACTATGATTTTCATTCCAGCTTACTTAGAACATCAATATACAGTAGACCCAGGAGTGGAAGACTTTAGATTTGTACATTTTAATTTACAAGCGGTAAGAAAAATGATTACAGATACTATTAGAAAACAAGCAAAAGAGGAGAAAAAATGAGTTTTGAGAAAAATGGTTACACAGTAATTAAAAAAGCAATATCATCAGAGATTGCTGATTTCGTATATAAATATTTTCTACTAAAAAGAAAAGTAGCAAGAACAATGTTTGATGAAAGATACATCTCTCCTATGACAGAATATTGGGGGGTATGGAACGATGCTCAAGTACCTGAAACTTATTCTCATTATGGGGATGTTGCAATGGAGACATTGCTGACAGAAGTAAAACCTATTATGGAAAAAGAAACAAAATTAAAATTAATTGAAACGTATGCATACGCAAGAATTTATAAAAAAGGGGATATTTTACACAGACACAAAGATAGGTTTAGCTGTGAAATATCCACTACCCTTAATTTAGGTGGTGATGAATGGCCAATATATATCAATCCAAATAAAGAAGAAGGCGGTGTTGATGATAAGTCAGGATCTTATGTTGCATCAAAAAATAAAGGAGTTAAAGTAGATTTGAATCCAGGAGATATGTTAGTCTACAGAGGTAATTTCTTAGAGCATTGGAGAGATGCTTTTACAGGAACAGATTGCGGACAAGTATTTTTACATTACAATAATAAAGCAACTAAAGGCTCTGAAGATAATAAGTTTGACAAAAGAGCTCATTTAGGACTTCCCGCTTGGTTTAAAAAATGATATAGTTTTCCCACGCTAGGGTAGATTTCCACCACACCAGTCTATCCTGGCACCTTATTTATATGGAGAACTATGCCATTACAAAAAATACAATTTAAGCCAGGTTTTAATAAACAGCAAACAGCCACTGGCGCAGAAGGACAATGGATAGACGGAGACAACGTCAGATTTCGTTATGGTCAACCTGAAAAGATAGGTGGTTGGGAGCAACTAGTTGCTGGTACCATAGCTGGTCCAGTTAGAGATCAACATACTTGGACTGATTTAAATGGTGTTCGTTATGCAGCACTAGGAACTTCTAAAGTATTAGTAGTTTATTATGAAGGAGCTTTTTATGACATTACTCCTTTAGATGTAGCAATTACAGGTTTTACATTTAGCTCTACAACAGGTTCTGCAACCGTTACACTTAATAAAACAGCACATGGAGTAGCAGAGGGTTCTTATATTTTATTTAGTAGTGTTACTTTACCAGGTGGTGGTGAAACAGGTTTTTCAACAGGTCAATTTACTAATAATACTTATGAAGTTATTACAGCAGATGATGATAGTTTTACTATTACTATGTCCACCGTTGAATCAGGAAGTGGTATGTCAGCACAAGGTGCTGCAACCGTTACTCCTTATATAACCATCGGTCCTGTATTTGAAACACCAGCTTATGGTTGGGGAACGGGTCAGTATGGTGAAGAATCATGGGGAACAGCAAGATCATCTTCTACAGTTGTGTTAGACCCCGGTTCCTGGTCTTTAGATAATTATGGCCAGTTACTAGTTGCAACGGTGAGAAACGGTAAAACATTTACTTGGACTCCTTTAGCGGGAGAACCTGCTGCTTTAACTACTAGAGCAGCCGTGGTCAATGGAGCTCCTACTAGATCGTTAATGTCTTTAGTATCAGATAGAGATAGACATTTATTCTTAATGGGAACAGAAACTACTATTGGTACACCTAGTACACAAAATAGAATGTTTATAAGATTTTCAAATCAAGAAGATATTAATACTTATAATCCAACTGCAACTAATACTGCCGGTACTTTTTTATTAGACCAAGGAAATGAAATTGTAACTGCAGTTCAAGGTAAGGATTATGTCCTGGTGCTCACGGATCAGGCAGCTTATGTTATTCAATTTGTTGGACCACCATTTACTTTTTCATTACGACAAGTTGGATCTAACTGTGGTTGTTTAGGACAACACGCTGCAGTATATGCACAGGGTGCTGTTTATTGGATGGGCTTTGGCGGAGGATTTTTTATGTATGATGGAACGGTCAAACAATTACCATCTTTAGTAGAAGACTTTGTATTTACTACTCAAGGTGGAGCACCTGGTATTAATTATGATGCTAATCAAATTACTTATGGTTATCACAATTCTTTATATAATGAAGTAGGCTGGTTTTATGCTGAAGATTCCTCACAACAAGTTAATAAAAACGTTGTTTATAATTTTTTAGAACAAAGCTGGACTACCGGAACTCTTGCCAGAACATCTTATAATGATGCTCAAACGTATGATTTACCTTATGCAACAGAGTTTACCGTTAATGGCACACCTTCTTTTCCAGCTATTCAAGGAGTAACTAATAGATATGGATCTTCTAAATATTATGCTCATGAAATAGGAACTAATGAAGTAGATGCAGCAGGAACTACTACGGCTATCAGTTCTTATATCTTATCAGGGGATTATGATTTATCGGAACAGGGATTAGTAGGGGATGGAGAGTTTATTATGAGAGTATCTAGATTTATTCCTGACTTTAAAAATTTAGCAGGTAATGCGAAAGTAACTTTATTCTTTAGAGATTATCCTGCACAAAACAGTCAAAGTGATGCTAATGGACCCTTGATTACAGGACCATTTACTATTACTACTACTACTAATTTTATAAGTACTAGAGTAAGAGGTAGACAGGTGAGTGTTAAAATTGAGAATGATAATTTAAATGAAACCTGGCGCTATGGTACATTGAGATTAGATATACATGCAGGGGGTAGAAGATAATGGCAAAGATTACAGCAGTTATACCAGAACCCACTGCTCAATATAATGAATTTAATGCAAGGCAACTAAGAGAAGCATTAGATACACAAAAGAATGAATTAAATTTTGGATATCAAGAAGATATTAAACAAGAACTACAAAGATTTGCTTGGTTCAATATGAGAATAGGTTGTTAATGTCAGGATGTAATAATGTTAATGTAGAGCCAACCGTTATCGGTGGTGGTAATGGATCTAATGCTTATGATGCATTTGGAAGATTAAGAGTTTCTAACCCTTTAACTATCTTTGATTCTAAAAATATTATGTCAAAGAATACACTCTTTGACGAAGCATTAACCGCCGGTGGAACAGTTACTTATACTGCAGATAAATCTACAGTTAATTTAAACGTTACAGAAGTAAGTGGTGATAAAACTATCAGACAATCTAAAAGAGTAATGTCTTATCAACCAGGTAAATCATTACTTATTTTTAATACGTTTGTTATGAATACTTTGACAGCAAACCTTAAACAAAAAGTAGGTTTATTTGATATTAATAATGGAATTTTATTTTATGCTGATGGTACTACTCTTAAAATAGTAAGACGTACTTATACATCAGGATCACCTGTTGATACTGAAATATCTCAATCTAATTGGAATGGTGATAAATTAGATGGAACAGGTGCAAGTGGTTTTACATTAGATCCAGCAAAATCAAATATATTATTTATAGATATTGAATGGTTAGGAGTAGGTTCAGTTAGAGTTGGCTTTGTTATTAATGGTCAGTTAATTACTGCACACACTTTTCTTAATGCTAATAGTTTAGCAACGGTTTATATGCAGACTGCAAATCTGCCTATACGATATGAAATAGAAACAGCAGCAACTTTAGCGGCAGGTACTTATACATTACAACAAATATGTTCTTCCTGTATTTCTGAAGGTGGTTACGCACCAAAAGCAATAGAGCAAATGATAGGTACCGCATCTTTAGCTGGAGTTAATTTAACAACTGCTGGAACTCTTTATAATTTAGCAACAATACGAATTAAATCTTCAAGACCTTACGCGGTGATTGTACCAGCAGGATTTATAGCTTCTGGAATAACAAATTCAGATTATGAAGTTCAATTAAGATTGAATGCTACTCCTTCTTCAGCATTTTCTTATACAAGTTATTCAGACAATGTAGAATATGATTTAACAGCAGCAACTACTATTACAGGTGGTACTATTATAGCTACGTCTTACATAGCTGGTAAAAGCAGTTCTGTTGCTAGTGTTGGGGAAGGTTTTAATTTTGATTATCAACTTGGTCAAACAATAGCAGGAGTATCTGATACTTTAACCCTTTGTGCTAAAGCAGCGGCAAACAATGACGATGTTCTTGGTACAATAAAATGGTATGATTTAACATAATGGCAAATTTTTATAAAAACGCATTCTATGATCCTAGCACTACAGCAGCTGTTACGGTGTACACTTGTCCTTCTAATGCTAATGCAATAATTCAAAATATACAGGTGACCAATCAGTCTGGATCTAAAGTGGTAAAAACTTATGTATATGACTTTACTACTACAACTAATTTTGAAATAGCTTATGCTTCTATCTCTGGTCCTACTATATGCAACCTGGCTAAAGGACCTATTATTTTAGAAGAAAGTGATTCCATAAAGCTTGAAACATCTGATATTTCTGGTATAAGTGCTACATTAGCAATACTAGAAATAAATAGAGATGACCAAAACGGATAAAGAAATAGTAACAATAGAAACAGTAACTAAACAAACCTTTAGAAGTAAGTCTACCAATAAAACGTATGACTCTAAAGAAGCGTTTTTACAACATCATACAGAAGATGATTTAGCAGTAGATACTTTAGTCACTGTAACCAATAAAGGATTAGACTTATTACAGAAAGTAATGAATCAAAAATAATTTATGCAAGCTCCACGTGGTGGTACTGAATTACAGTTTGAGTATTTAAGAAAATATGTATCTAAAGATCTATTAGATCAAGTACAAATCACTACTTCTGTTCCAGAAAAAATACCATTACATCCGACTAAATTAAACATTCTTTGGCAAAAGAACTCTTATGATCAACCTAATCTTGCACCATGGTTTAAGGATAAATCTAACCATAGTAAGTATGATTGGTATGTATTCAATTCACATTGGAATTATGAGAAATTTAGAATGATGTTTGATATACCATGTGAGAGATCTTTAGTGATTAAGAATGGTATTGACGATATAAAATCAAGAGATCTTAATCAAAAAACAGATACTATTAAACTTATTTTTCATCCAACTCCATGGAGAGGTTTAAATGTAATGTTAGCTGCAATGCAGATGATTAACAATCCTAAGATACAATTAGATGTATATTCTTCTTGTGAAGTATATGGATCTTCTTTTAAAGAAGCTAATGATAAACAATATGAAGGATTATATGAACAAGCAAGACAATTACCTAATGTGAATTACATTGGTTACAAACCAAATGAATATATAAAAGAAAATTTACATAACTATCATATCTTTGCTTATCCTAATATTTGGGAAGAAACGTTTTGTATTTCAGCATTAGAAGCAATGGCTGCTGGATGTTATTTAATTACTACTAATTTTGGAGCTTTATTTGAAACTTGTGCAGAGTTTGCATCTTATGTTCCTTATCAAAAAAATTATTTAAATTTAGCAAAAGGTTTTGCTATAGCAATTGAACATGCAGCTAAGGGATTAGAATCACCTGGAGTTAAAAAACATTTAGAATATCAAATAGAATATGCCAATCAATATTACAACTGGACCAAGCAAGGAAATGCTTGGACAAGATTTTTACAAGGAGCAATAAATGCAAGACGCAAGTAAACCTATATGGATCACTGAAAAAAAGAAAGTACCAAATGTAAGTACGCTACCATCTATTTTTGTAGCGACTCCAGTGCATAGTGAATGTTCTATTCATTACACACAAGCATTATTATCTTTTCAACAAAAGTGTATGGTCAATGGTATTTTAGTATCTTTTTCTTTATTAAAATCTTCTTTAGTTACACAAGGTAGAAATTTATGTGTAAATGCATTTATGGAAGAATGTAAAAATCATAACTACTCTCATATGTTATTTATTGATTCTGACATCGAGTTTTCTTTTGAAACTATTATGAAATTAGTTGCAGCTGATAAAGATATTGTTGCATCTCCTTATCCATTAAAATCATTAGACTGGGATAAAATAGCTAAAAGAATTAAAGATAAAAAGATAGAAGATGGAACTAATATGTCTAAACAAGGTTTTACTTGGCCTATTAAATTAGAGGGTAAAAATGAAATATCTATTACAGATGGAATAGCAGAAGTATCTCATGCTCCTACGGGATGTATGTTAATTAAAAGACAAGTGTTTGAAAAAATGATTAAAGAACTTCCTGAATTAAAAATTAATCAACCAACTATTGTAAATGGTAAAATGGTTGAAAAAGAGTTTATGTACAATTTTTTTGATTGTTATCATGAACCAGAGACTAAGAAATATTATGGGGAAGATTTTGGGTTTTGTAAACGATGGACTGAAATAGGTGGTAAATGCCATATTTTAGTTGATGATTATGTTACTCATGTCGG